TGTACTCGCTGAAATTGGCCCTATCAATCGCTTTTCAGATGAAAGCAAATTGGCTAAATATGCCGGTTTATATTGGCGACAGAACCAATCAGGTAACTCTGAGTATGAAAATACTCCTATGGCCAAACGAGGCAATCGTTATCTCCGTTATTATCTAGTTGAAGCCACCAACTCCGTAAGGAGATACGAGCCTGAGTACCATGCGTATTATAAGAAAAAATACGCTGAAACACCCAAGCATAAACACAAACGAGCCATCGTACTAACCGCAAGAAAATTTACGCGTCTGGTGGATACGCTACTACGTAACCATCAACTCTATATGCCACCAAGGAGCGTGATAGATAAATAACAGTATGTTATTGACGCTAATCCTTGGAAGTACCCGAAAAAATTTTTAATTTTGGTCGGGTTTAGTTCAGTGCGCTTCAAAAATTAACTACCTTTAAAAATCTTTTGAAAAATTATCTTGACTTATTACCACTAGACTATTTTTTATTTTTTAAATTTTTTATGAAATCTTCAAATAGCTCCGTAACTACTCCCATCTTCTGATAGTTCTCAAATATCGATTTAATTTCCATCATCAGATAGCCAACATACAGAACATATAATAGCCCCACACCAGCGCCACCAGGTACTAACGGTGCTAAGGGAATGAAAAAAAGCAGCAAGACAATACTTGCTACTTTCCTTAATATTCCGTTGATCCCTATTTTACTTTTAAACTCAATTTCTGGATTTATCTTGGCTGCGATAGTGCCGCTAATAAAATCAATAGTCATTGCAATACAAATCAACATTAAAACATATACTGCTTTATAATCTGGGTCTGCTACAAAACGCTCCAAAAAATCAAATAACGCCAAACCTACTTACCTACTTTCCGACAATTTCTTTCGCTTCTTTTTCTGTAATGCAAAGTGGGACAAACTCCATTACTTGTTCATCTGTAAAACAGCCCCAGTCATACATCATTTTAATGTCATCAAATGTAAACATTTTATTCCACTCCTTCTGCTAATTTTTCGTTAATTTCTTTTACCTGATTGGTTAATTGATTAATCGCAAGCATTGATTTTGCACTAATTTGCGCAAAATTATCTGCTTTTTTCGTTACTTCTGAAAGCTCTTTTTTTAAATTCACGTCATTAACCATGAGTTTTGAATTCAATTGTTTTAATTCCGCATTTTCGGCTTGTAATACCTCAATGTCGGTTGGTGGTGTTGGCTCTGGTTGTGGTGCATTTTCTGGATCATGAATCAATTGTGCGCCATCATAACGCCAATTCATAAAATCAAACGGTTCTTTTTTCACTTCAAGCTCAACATTATCTGGTTGTTCCATTGTAGAATAACCTTCTAAATAGCCAATTCTATTTTCAATCCAAATTTTCATAGCTAACTTTCTCCTTTCTTAAATTGCATACACCCGTGTCAATACAAAAGTTTTTGAAGCAGTATTATTATTTTTATGGCCTAAAATTTGCGTATTGCTTATATAAATATATTTGTTGTATTTTGCTCCATTCAATGTTTCTAAATGATGAACAACCGCACGACCTCCAAATTCCACTATATGCGTTTTTGGAACAAATACATAGTTCAAATCCCAATTGTCTCCTAGGCTTGTACTTGTGTTATATGGTTGATATAAAAATAACCAGCCAGAAAGACATTGATCCAATGGTAAACTCGGATTAATTGATTGATTTTCCCCCATATACCATGCTCCTGACCAAACTTTTTTACCTACATTTAAAATATTTGTTTCAGATAACTTATTTAGTAACTTTTCAAGACTATCAAAATTTTCTTCAATAGCTTCTGCTCCGTTCTCCATCCCTCGATAAATTCTGGTTAATTCCATATTCTCAACATCCTTTCTATATAATTTAATCAAACACTATGGATCGACTATTTTTTTCATCTATAAGTAAATATTTATATTCATTAATTTTTACTGGTAAAAATTCCGTTGTATAATCCAAAGGAATAGATACAATGCACTCTGAAGAATTAACATGTCTTACAGTGCTTTGAATTGATTGAGAAGCACTACCGCCAAGTAACCCTGTTGGTTCTGTACCTAAAGGCAGTACACCTATACCATGTGTCCAAGTACGAACATTAACGACTGGTTGAGCTCCTAAATTGTGAACAATAGTTACATCAAAACCAACTGGAATTACAGAAGCAATAATATTTTCAAAATATTCTAGCCGTTCATCCAACGTTTTAAAATTCCCCAAACGTTCACTACTTCGAGCATCGATAACTTCGCTATCTGTTGTAGCATTTGCGATTACATCTTTAAAACGTTCCTCTAAATTGGTTTGACGTTGTTCTACTTTAGATTGGCGTTTTTCTATATTTTCAGAAATAGCCTTTATTTTATTAAATAAAACACTGGTATACTCCATCATACGAGCTAAAGATTCTCGAACATGTCGTCGATACATCTTTGTTCGAATCCACAAAGCGAACGTTTGAGAAATAGGATCAATCACACCGTTTTTTATTTCATCTTGCACCTCATCGACATCGGTCGGGTCTTGATAATCAACTGTTGTATTTGGTTCATTTGTTGGTCGAGTATCCTTAAATTCTTGTGCCAACCGTCTCACCTCTCTTATTTTTCTAATTTCTCTACGCGCTTAATTAAATCGTCTAACGCCTTTTTCATCTCAGTTTGAGCAGTACCTACAGATTCGACTGTATTTGTTAAATCACTTGCTAATTGTTTAAAGGCTTCCGTCGATTCTGTCACGGTTGTTGATAATTCACTGGTTAAGTCTTCCAAAGAACTAACTTTACTACTTTGAACAGATAAATCATTGTCAAATTCTTCCTGTCTTTTTATCAACTCTGATATGTTTTGAACTCCTGCCGTCGCAAATTTTTTTACGTTTACTAAATTGGATTGAATAGCTTTTATTTCGTTTTGATAATCGGTCAGTTTTTTCTTTTTCGAACCAATAGTCAAAGTAACCTTTTGCGGTTCTAAAATACTAAATTTTTTCTCAATCACTTGTAATCGTTCTACAGCATAAATAAATTGATTATCTACTTTATAACTGTTTCCTAAAGTGATTAATTCATACCGTTTATCCAATAGCCCTAACTCAATGGCTTCAACTGTCCAAGTTACCAGCATCAAGCTTTGGTCTTTTAGCCATTGCAACCCTCGACGTTTTAAAATTGATGGGTCTTTGACATTTGAAAATTCTACAATGCCCGTGTTTAATCCAAATTTTTTCATTAACGCTTCATCATCAAGGTAATTCTTACCGCCATTTACTTTTTCGATGGTGTATTTAGGTCGTGAAAAATCTGTTCCCACTTCAATATCAGTATTTGACGTATCTTCAATATCTTGACCGACGGGCACAATCCTTGTAAACAATTCAGAAATATCAATATCTCGAGTAGCACTTTTTAGATTTTTGGTTAACTGTAAAGGAGTTTCACTGTTCACACCATAATTAGATAGATAATCTAAATAATTTATATTTCCAACGCGTCGAAGTGTTAACGTACCGCCCAGCCTATCCAACAATTTTTCTTTAATGGTATCAGCTGTACTTTGATAGCCTAATCCTCTTAGCAAGTCCCCATTATCTACAACATTCACTTCACCAAGCCGAAACTGCTTATGCGCTTCAACTTGTTTATTGTGTGCATCGAGTATTTTTTGTAAATAAGCAGATACAGTCATCCGTGTTGGTTTCATATAGGTTTGAACAGAATCATATAAAAAAGCTTTCTCATCCTCCGCTAAAAGAGTTTGAGAAAAGCTTCCTGATGCTTCCATTTTATTCGTGATTTTAGCAACTCTACCATAAAAAATTTCTTTATTTCTTGTAACATCCAGAATCTGGATAAAGTGAATAATCGGCTCAATCTTTTGATAGTATTTATTGTTAATATTAAAGGTAAATTCAAAAGTAGAAATTCCTAATCCGTTAAGCGATAAATATACTTCACTATCTTTGATTTTCTCACCATAGCTATATGGCTCATGAACAATCTTTGGATTCTTTCTGTTCGGATTATCAAACAATAATACTCGATACATTAGACCATCACCTCACTAGACATAAAGAAAGAGATATGACCTTCGCCATAAATAGTTAAGTGGTTGGTCCCTCTTTTTAATTTAAAGAAATAATCTTGCGATTCGCCTTTCGGAACTTTTATTGTTGTTCCGTCATCAGTAGTTAATTGCATTGTAGACGTTGCCTTTATTGTTGGACTAGAAGCATTCGCTCCCATATTGATAAGAAAAATTTCTCTTTTTCCGTGAATATAGTAGCCTGTCCAATTGTCGGCGCTATCGTCTGTGAAATAGTCCTCGTCAAAGACATCGGAATAAGAAATATTTTCCCTTAAAGCAAAAGGATACACGTCAAATTCTACGGTTAACGTTAATGAATTACTTGACGAGTCATCTTCTGCTTTCACACTTTTGCATTTTCCATACCAGCGAAGCCCTGAACGTAACCAAGAATCATCAATGTAATCAATTCCATCCATCATCAACTCTTCTTTTACTTTCGCCTCTAATGCCTTTCGTTCTTCGTATGGCGTATTAGGTCGCCAAAAAGTAACAGTGACAATGCGATTACTAAAAATTCGTTCTCCTGTAAGCATGGAAAAATCATACTGACCTTGCATGAAAGGGATCTGTTCAATAATTTCCACCTCTTCCGCTGAAGGAGCATCGTGTTCAATAATGTAGAAACCATGTTCTTTGCTACTAAAACGACCTTTGGCCATATATTCTACAATTTCAATCAACTACGATACCTCCCATCTTGCTTTTGTTGTTCTGCTAAATTAAGATTCATTGGGCTACCTAGCGCTCCCACTACTTGGCCAGTATCCATCACGACAGTTAAATGTCGTATTTCTTCTAAAATTTCTACCATTTTTCCCATTGGCGTATTATCTATAGAGTGTTTTACCTCAACTGCATTTGAACGTTTCATCAAACGGCTACCCGTAATAGATTGATGAATACTTGAAATCATATCTTTTGCACTTTGTACGGCAACCGACGTATCTTCTCGAATACCTGCAGCTACACCTTGTGCAAGGAAAACACCAACATCATATTTCAATAGGCGTGATGGTGATTTAATTTTTGCTTTTTTCTGTGCTTCTGCATTAACGGCGGCTACTAAATTTTGCATAGCAGCCACTGCTTCTCCCTGACTTGCACGAATACCAGAAGCAACACCTCTAGCCATATTTGAACCTACAGGGCTCATATCTACAGAACCTGCACCCTGACTTACCGCATTTCCTAAAGACCTTCCAGCATTATTTGCAGGGGGTAACTGAGTTAAATATCCTTGAATTGTTGCCGCACCTAGCTGACTTCCAGAATTCTTTGCATTTCCTTTTTCAGAATTCGTTCCAGCATTTGTCTGTTGAGCATTGCTTTTACCAGCATTTTTATGTTCATTACTTTTACTTCTTGTTCCAGAAGCAGCTGCACTACTATTATCAGCGGCAGCTTTCTTAGAATTAGATTTTTGCGAAGATTGACCACTATTCATCGAAGACATCAATTCTTTACCAACATTATTAAGTTGTGTTTTTCCAGAGTTTAATCCATCAATTAACTGGTTTTTCCCGTCTTGACCATTTCTAAATAAGTCAGGAGGCAACGCTTGTAAAGTATTCACAATGTCAGCTCTTGACATATTCGCCCACTTCGTTGGATCATTACTTTGCAATCCCTGAACCAGTCCGTTAGAGCCATCAATCCCTCGTTGACGTAGCATTCCTGCCAATAAAGCCATTTGTTGGTCAATGCTAGCACCATTATTTACATAAGATTGATAAATGCCTAAAAGCTGTTGGTCTGTAACGCCTTTAAGTTGTGCTAAATTATCAGCTGTCACTGCAATTTTATTTGCACCATTTTGTGAAATAATCGATAGAAGTTGAGCTCCTTGCTCTAATTCACTTTGTCGTATTTGAGCATTTTGCGTTTGTAATTGTGTAATTTGATTTTGGAAAGCTGCTTTTTCAGATTCTGTTTTTGCTTGGTTCTTTTGTGTTTCTAGTTGCTGAATTTGGGCATTATTTTCTTGCACTTGTTGCGCTTGAATTTCCCCAAGCGTTCGCAAGCTTGTCAAAGTTTGTTCTTTTTCTTGCTCGCTTAATGCTTGTTTATTAGCCAACTTATTCATACCAGCCTCAACAAATTGTTGGTTCTGTTGTAATAATTGATCACGAATAATATTCGTTTGATTTTGCAAAGTAGCTCTTTGCTGTTCTGTCAATTCTTGACCCTCTACTGTTTTATTATTCTTCAATTGGTTAGAATAATCAGTATATACCTTCAATAAATCACTATTATTCGTTTGAACAGCTTTCATATACTGGCTTGAAGCATTGGCAAAAATCTTTTGCTTCTCTGCTTCTGATTTTCCTTCTGCCGCTTCAATTTGCTTGTTATAGGTTTCAACAGCCTTTTTCTGTTGTTCCTTTAAATTCGTAACTAAATCAAGTGTATTCTTGAAATAAGTTTCTACGCCAGCCGTACTACCATTTTGCTGTGAGAAAAGTTCAGTCATTGCCTGTTTAGCTTCATCAAGTTTTGAAGAATAATTTTCAACACTTGAAGAGGCTTCTTCCATATTTAACGAAATTGCTTTAGTAGTGTCTTTGGACTTTTTACCTAATTCTTCGGTGCTTTTAGCAGCTTTTTTTAAGGCAGAATCAGAAAACATTGTAACCCAATCTTTTTCAATATCAGATAAGCTTTTCTTCATATCTTTAAATGCTTTATCAGCACCTTTAGAATCGCCTTTTAATCGTTTCCAAAGTCCTTTTACACCGTTTGAAATTGCCATTATTGCATTTACTACCGTTTTTCCTACAGTAACGATAGTACGTAAGCCATCTACAAAACCTGCTATTGCAAAAGTGACACCAACAATTGCGCCAGTACCTAACCATTTAAATGTATTTCCTAATCCTTTTATTGTTTTAGTAACACTCGCAGAGCTAGGAAGTACACTTTTAAACGATTTTACTATTCCGCTAAAAGCAGTTTTCACGTAGCCTTGAATGTTCATAAAATTGGATTTCCAAGCTTGCACTACACCAACTATCGTAGCGGTTATTGCTACTAAAATTGCTGTTATGGGATTGCTCAACATAGCTCCTGTTAAACTAGCTATAGATCGTATACCCGTTACCGCAAATGTTCTAAAACCTCCACCTGCTTTTGAGGTGGCTACGCCAAGCCCTGATAAAACCGTTCCCGATTTGCCAGCTGCAGAGGATAGGTTTCTTAGCGACCCTACAGGATTAATAACAACAGAGGCAAATTTCGCTAATTTGCTGTTAGATAATTGTAAAGAAGCAGAAAAAGAACGGTAAAAGTTAGTAACTTTATTCCCTTCCCCTAGCATATTTAGCTGTCTTTGACTTGCTCGTAGATTTGCTCTAAATGTATCTAGCGTAGGAAAAAGACCTGAAATAGTCTCTCCTAACGTGGTAAATCTTGTTAATACATTTACATTAACTCCTGCGCTTTCAAGCCCTGCTAGATTTGATTTATATTTAGAAACAAACCCTTTTACAGCTTGTAATGCACTACCAGAGCCATTAACAATAGGTTTAGTAATAAATTGCTGCCACTTGCTATCAATATTCCCTGCGGTTTCAAACATTGTCGAAATCGTTTTGCCGAAAAATCTTGTCATTTTCCCAAAAACTTTTAACACAGGGCCAGCAGAAGCGGCTAACGCAGCCATTTTCAAAATGAACTCTTGCGTTTTTGGATCAGCTGATGCAAAAGCTTCTGCCATATTTGCTAAAGCTTCAATCATAGGCTTAGCAGCACTTATCGCGCTATTTAATGCGGCTACTAATGGACCGCCAAACGTAATTGCTACATCATTTAATTGACCACGTAAAATCTTTAACTGTGATTCTGTAGTTCCGTATCGTTTACCAGCTTCTTCTGCTAGAGCTGTATTTTCGTTAAACGCTTCGTTACCTCGTTTTACAGCCCCTTCAAAGACATCACTTGCATTGGCTGCACGTAATAAACTATCACGTAATCTAACTTCTGTAATTCCCATATCGTCGAGCACTTTAATAGCTGATATTCCGTGTTTTTCCGAGTCTTTTAAGCCCTGGATAAATTCAATTAGTGCTTGAGATGGATTGCTTTTGAATAATTGTGCAAACTCTTCACTAGTTCGACCTGTTACATTTGCAAAATCTTCCAGACTACCTGATGCTTTGCTAGCTTCTTTATACATTTTCTTTAATTCTGAGGTAGGTATTCCCATTTGC